TTGCAGCAAGTGTGGTCGTGCCATGGTTCGCCGCCCTCATCAAAAACGCGGACAGGAAGATACCCTCATGTGTCCATATACGTCTTGCCCTACAGTGAGTAGCAAATTATCTCTAGTTGAAAAAGCTGTGCTTGATGGAATTAAAGAAATAACAGAGAAGTATAAGCTGAACAATGATATTAATGTTCCATATAATACTATCAATTCTGGTATAGTATCTAAGCAAAATCTTATACGCGAAAAAGAAAGTGAGCTGAAAAGCAAAACAATACGATCTGCTTGAGCGAGGAATCTACACCACAGAAGTCTTCCTTGAACGCTCCAAAACCATAGCTAGGTCTATCCAATCATGCTCTGATATTATTACGAAATTAAGAGAAGAAATCGAACACGATGAGAATATTAAGGCACAACAGTCGAATTTTATTCCGCGTTGTGAAGAGCTGCTTAATAACTATTGGGACCTTAACATAGAATCACGAAATAGAATGCTCAAGAATCTAGTTGAAAAAGTCGTCTACTCGAAAAATATAAAAAACACTTACGGCAAAGGTAACGAGATTAATTTTGAGCTAGACATTTTCCCAAAAATTCAAAAAAATGATTAATGACATCTTCTATGTGCCAGTTCGTTGGCACATTGATGCTATCATTAATTTCAAAAAAAAAGAAACTCCCGGGGAATTAACCCCGGGATATTTTTAGATTGCAATCAAATCTTTCCAGGTGTTCTCGCCACACTCTCCGTCTACCACCAGTACTCCATTCCTGGACTTCTGGTACTGTTTTAATGCATAAATGGTATTCTCATCTGCTTTTCTGGACAGAGTCAGTGCCTTTCCATTCTTCCCTTTAAACCCTCTCGCAATCAGAATCTCCTGCAGTAACAGGACAGAAGTTCCTGTGCTTCCAAGTTTTACTAATTTTGGCTCAAACATATAACCGGCTCCTTTCGATGTGGTCGTTGATGGTTTTGTGCTAGTTGATGGTTTTGCGGTAGGCTTGCTTCCAGATGTATTGGTAAGTCCGCTAAAATCAATTCCTTTTCCAGTAAATCTGAGTCGGTGAGTCCAACCGTGACTGTACAGGTACCAGGGCTGTGTACGGATCTCATTTCCGGAGTCGTCTCTGGTATTCGTTGTTCTCTCTGAGGATCTGGCGTGTACGATGTTGTTTTTATCAATCGCCATTGCTACATGACTATTGGATCCATTCGAATTATTGTCCGCCAGTTCCAGATCGCCTTTGATCATCTTTGCATGTGCTGTCTGATTCCTAGCAACAACCTCAAATCCGGCATTCAGCATCTTGAGCATATTGCCAGTATAAGAGCAATTCTCTTTGAGATAACGCGCCTGTTTGGTAAGCCCATTTTTGAGGAACGCATAGTAATAAGCAGTAAGTGCCAATGAGCTACAGTCGAAAGATTTCGGAATGTTAATTTCGTATAAGCTCCTAATTCTCTGACTGTATCCATGGCTGTTATCGTTAGCAATATTCACTGCAAAGCTTACTGCATCGTTTCTCACATTCTGGATAATCTGTTCTTTTGTCTTTGCCATTGTTCCACTCTCCTTTGCTTCTGTATAATCTTTATAAAATATATTTCTATCAACTTTGGTATTAATTCCTGGAATCGTTGCTTTTGAGCTGTACTGCCAGCCAATACCCCAACTTGGACGTAATCTCTCAACTACTGTCCCGTTATCATTTGCCGGATATCTGGCAATCCAGAAATCATGCTTTTTGAGGTGACTGCAAATCACGGTATTGTACCAATCAACGTTGCAGTAAATTCCGAACTTATATCCTGCGGCTTCCACGATTTCTCGGAACGCATCAGCCATCTTGTGAATACTTTCAGAGCCAAGTGTACGCTGATTATTGTGTTCCAAGTCGAGGAATACTGGAAACTGAATCTTTCTTCCGTTCAGTACGGAAACAACCTTTCTGGCTTCACTCCGGGCTTCGGATACTGTCGAAGCATAGGAATACTTGTATACTCCTACTGGAATTTTATATTTATTGCATCCGGCAAAGTTGTTCTCGAACTGTCCATCAATAACATTTCCGGCTTCTGTAATTCTCAAGATTGCAAAATCCATTCCGTAATTTGCAACCTTGTTCCAATCAATCTTTCCTTGCCACGATGATACGTCAATTCCTTTTAATTCCATATTCTTGTCCTTTCTCGGCATTGCGCCGGCGCAAATTTGTGCAAAAATAAGAGCCTTATGGTGCTGCTCGGATTCTTGGCATATTAACTTTAGGTTCTGTTCCCAGTATCTTTTCAGTGTAAACTCTGCTTTGCCCTCGATTCTTTTGGTAGCAATATACCTGCGTAACATTCCTACAGCACTATTGTCTACCACCGATAGTTCTGTTGTTCGTTCCTGGACTTCATAACGATTCAGTTCGATCGTAAGCGCATCTTGCACTATATCCAGTGTCTCCTGATCCACTTTGCTCTTTAATACTTGCATTACTGATTGTATGATCATTTGCCTTGACTCCATTATCAGCACCTCCCGTACCTTAATTATAAAGCATAGGTACAGATGCTAAACACGAAGATAAATAATAAAAATGTTACATTAAAAACATATAATGGTGGCGGATATTTGCAAACTGGACAAACATATTGTATATATAACGATAGCTTTTTATATCTCCATATTGGATTTAATTCACTTACTGCTTCTGGTATACAAAATGGGACAGTTCTTCTGACCTTACCAGTAAAAGTATCAACAAATAATCAAAATATTGGTGTTATTGGTTCGGGAGATAACAAAGCTCTTATTTGCGCAGTAGGCGTTTCATCAAATGGCTATAATATTGTTTGTAATGGGTTTGTATCAGCAGGTAATTATATAGCAGATTTAATGTTTATACGAGCATAAATTATATTATGATTTAAAAGTTATATATTTAGCTTGTGTCCACATACTGAGTATTCGAACAGATTTACCAGTTTCAATGTTACCCGTAAAATGCACTATATGAGTAGAATTTTGCTTACTTACAGCAACTATACTAACTGGACAAGCGTTCCAATCCGCATTAGTAGCTCCTATTAAGTAATAATCATTGTTAGTATCTGGTGGATTAATATAGATATGTCTTGCTCCAGTACCTTTATAAACTTGATTTACAAAAGTTATCTTCGTGTTTAATGTATTAATGCCTAGCTTGTCTTTCAGGTATGTAAATAATTGTGAGAACGATATTTTTTTTAATACATTCCCTTCTCCAACTATCAATGTGTCACTTTCTGCCGGCGTTGCTTTCGAAGCCAGTGCCGACATTAATATTGTTTTTAATGATTCTGCCATATAATCACCTCTATTCTTTCACTCTCAGCATCGAACCATCAGAAGTGGCAAGTGCTGAGCCATCACTTGTGCCTAATACATACTGGACATTCCGAACATCAACAGCAATCGCATATTTCGCCCCTGTCTGAACTGATGTAGGGCTTATGCTTGCACCGGCTATATAAATGTTTGCATCTGCCATGCATATCACCCTTTCACTTTGATTTTATAATTATCTACCCACGTTTCATCTGCAATTTTATATATGAATCTCAGACAATAGATTCCTATTTTTTGTGGCTCAATTAACGCATCTAGCGTATGCTCGTTGATATTGCAGTTTCCTTGATCTTCTACAGTCTCTGTTTCAGCATCTGTATCAACGAAAATCAATTCGTAATCCGCTGAAATGATGGAAAAAGGGATGTCTACACCGCATACCGGATATACTTTACTTTTAAATCGGATTTTTTCTCCAAAATCCATTATTGTATTGCTATCTACGTATCTAATTGCCATGTCCTCTCTCCTTTCAGCATGTTTTATGTCCGCTGAAACATTGCTTTACAAGCTCTGCCGTCAGCTGGCTCAGATTCAGCAATGAGCTGTACTCGATGTTCTCTGATTCTGCCGTATATCCTCTCGGAACGAGCTTTCCAGCAATCTCGTGCCCTGATATCAGAAACAGTACAGTGGCGGTATAAGCTGTCAAGCCACCACTACTTTCTGCATAGATTTCTATGACATACTGTCCATCTCTATTGGCAGGGACTATTGCGTCCCAGATTTCGAGATCCGATCCCTCTCGTCTCTGGAACTCAATAGCGAACTCATTACACGAGCCGTAAACCCTCGTAATCATCATTCATCAGTTACTGTGACAGAGATCACATAAGTTTTGCCTGCATCGACCGGATTAGGCGTTACGCTTGCGGCTGTAATCTTTGGTGGGTTCGGATCATACTTGACAGTTCTAGTAATGGTTGTTGTCTTACCGGCACTGTCTTTTGCAACGATAGTAATTGTATTTGAGCCTGCGGACAATGTGACCGTAGTGCTGAATGCTCCGTTGCTACCAACCGTTACAGGTGCACCGTTGATCATTACTGTAACAGGAGATGACGTTGCATCATTGGTTGTACCTGATACAGTAATTGTGCTCTTGTTGGTAACGTATCCATCAGACGGAGAGGCTACGCTCAACGCCGGCGGTACGGTATCGATCTTGAACGTTACAGATTTCTGTGTAGCTGCGTTGCCATCGTAATCGGATGCGTCAAACCTAATGGTATGAGAACCATCGGTAAGAGCTGTTGCCGGTATGTACGAACAATTGTAACCACCGGTTACGGCGGTCTTTGTAATGCCGTCAGTAATCTTGCTTCCGGAATCGATTGTGATACCGATAGTAGACGGATTAACACCAGAATCATCATCTGTAACAGTCCATGTGATAGTTGGCTTGTTGTTGACAAGTGTTGCAGATGCTGTTGGATTTGTGACTGTAATTACCGGAGCGACCTTTTCTTTAACGGTTAATCGCAGGGAACTACCGATTGCGGAATCTGTTGCATCTTTGGTGGTCACGTTTCCAGCATCGTCCGTTGCCTTGATTGTTATTCCGTAATAATGTCCGCTCTGGCTGTAACTGGACTTATTTGGAGCTGTTACTGTAGCTTCATATTTGCCCGTATTACTGTTAAAAGTAAGGGTGTAAGTCTGTCCATTTACAATAGCTTGTACTTGCTTTACTGACATTTATGTACCTCCATTTCATAATTCATTCTATATTTAACTTTTCGCAAAGTTTATTAATAAGTTTCTCTTGTTGGTCAATTTTCTTTTTCTGTGCTTTTAGCATTGCAAACATTGCCGGAATCATGATACGTTCGTTCCAGTCTTCAACAAGTCCATTAGCGTGTCTAGTAGCTTCTGGAAAATATTCTTCTACGTCTTCGGCAATAAACATTGGAATGTATCTGCCTTCATTCTCGTCACCCTCGACCAGATAGCCCTCTTTATATTTCGCCCAAAGCGGTTCAATATTGTACCATTTTTCAATTTCTTGCTCTGAAATATCATTTCCAATATCTTTATAGCGTTTCGAGGATGAAGATTTCAGCATCAGCTGTTTGTATCCTGTACGTCCATCCCAACAAATAGTATTTGATGATGTCGTATACTCCATGTCTTCTATCCTTGGCGATTTTGCAAAAGATGCAGAATTAGTAACAGTTAAATCTTCAAATGTACCAGTGTCAGCCGATACCTCTGTGGCATATACGTTTAGACTGTTATTATCCCAACTGATTCCCCAATTTTCGCCGCCTCCGGTTTCAATATCCACTTCATTGCCGAAGAATTTCTTGATATCAACAGGGAATATTCCATCGCTTGAAAACTGTACACCTGTATATTTCATGTACTCTGAATTTTCTTCGTAGCTTGTGAATGCAGTATAGCCAGAGCGATCAATTAATCCTTTAACAGCATTGCTGGCATCTTTAATTTTCAGATAACCGTTCCCATTCTTTTTGCCGCCCAAGGTAACTGATCCGCCAAGAAGAGCATCAAGGCTGACATAGAGGCGCCCATTGATATAATATAATCCCTTCCAAGCCCCGTCATCACTCAGAATTTTAACAATCTGTTCTTGCGTTAGATTGTCCACATCAATAACTACTGCAACACTCTGCATATCCATCAATGTCGTAGTACCACCGGATGCATACAGCTTGCACCGGATGTTGGTAATATCCCTCGGTATGCCGACTGTAGTTCCGTTTCTGTCAGTTATGGTCTGTCCGCTGCTATCAGTAAGAATCGTATATAGATAATGCTTGACCGTACTTTCGTCCACGGTTGACCTGTATATGGTAGTCCATGTATTACCGTCAGCGGTCTCCTCAATCACAAATCTGCCCTTATATGTATATCTGGTAGCCGAATCGCCATCTCTGTAATATGCGTTAAATTCCAGAAAATTCGGACTGATTGTATTATCTGCACTGCGTTTAAGTACACTGCATGACGGTTCAATAATGTAAGTTCTTCCAGGTTTTCCATCAGTACCCTGTTTCTGCTTGGACACAGTAAACCGCTTTGTAACCGCAAGGTTATTCAAGTATACTGCCTTGATATCCACCCATCCATTGTCTGCACTCAAGCCTGTGACAGTGTAAGTATGCGTATCTACATCCCAAGAGCCGGTTACACTGTCTGATTTTGTAATGGTATAGCTACAATCATTTGTGATATCTGACGAGCCGTACATAACTTTCGCTGTAGTTGCCACTGTTGGAAATACCGGAATGTTTCCGTCTGCGTCAGATGTTATCGTCTGCATATCGTTCGACAGCTGGAATGTCATATTCTTGGCAGATGCAATATTGTTGTCCATTTTTGTCAGTTTATCTGGCAAAGAACTGTCACCAATTACAACATTATCTCCGCTGATGATTACTTTTTTGGTGTCCATATCAACCTGGAAGATTATGTTTCCATCGCTATCTCTGACAGTCAGTGCGCCTGTGTCAATATAATCAGCATTGATACCATGTGCGTACAGAATTTTTGCTATCAAATCGCCTGTCAGAAAAAAACCGTAAGGATATGTTTTACCACCATCATTGGATACGCCAATGGCTTCTGCTGTGAATTTAATTACATTTTTTGATTCTGCGAGTGTAGGCTTGTCATGCAGATATGTGATAGTACTGCCATCTTCCTGTGTGACTGATGTTTCATATAATCCAGAAGAATTTTTTAAGGTTTCTTCTAATTTTTCTACTGCTTTTTCTCTGGCCGTTTTTTCTTTTTTTACAAGACGCCTTGCCTCTACGATTGCCTTAGTGGATTCTGACTGGAACTTGCTCATTCCCCTGATCGGATCATCGGCTTGAGTTTTTACAGTGGTCTTTCCATTAACGAAACAGGAAACGTCTGTCAGTGGAGTTATATATCTGTTCCATTTGCGATCATAAGTATATGCTATATCTCCAAACTCAATGAGTGGATTATATGCAAGTTCTCCCGACATGTTACGGAATTTAGCTCCAATTATGGAATCACCGATTTGAGCAGCCACAGTGTCCAAATCGACATCGTTTACAAGATCATTCTCCAATTCAAGAACATATCCTGCACTTCCGTACATGGCTTCATTTTCTTTATTTTTGAGTTTGATTCCGGTAATCACAATATCATCACTGGATACAGTCGGACTCTCAAAAAAGTCTTTGAGCTTTTCGGATGTGTCAGCTGCTGATTCGATCAATGTCAAGAATCCATCACTATCAATTGTCCAGTTCCCTGTCGGACTGATAAAACTTTCCGAGTCAATACTTGCGCCGCCTTTAAATGTTACATTTCCATCAGCGTCCACTACTGCGTTGTAATCTTCTTGTGTATTGGAAAAATCCCATCTGATAAATCGCAAGTATCCTCTGCTGTCCAGGCGAGCGTTCGCAGTCTCAAGCATTGCTGCCCATCCGAACAACTGACGAAACGTCATGTTTTCCGGAATCTCTGACACGATCAGATTTCCATGAGCCATGGAGACTTCTGACGGAATACCAAGAGTCTCACACGCATCTCTAACAAGAGTCTCTATTGACTGTGGCAGAACCAGATGAGATATATAAGTTGCGTTCGTTTTATACATATCGTCCAAAGCGGTAAAACTAAGGATTTCGCCATATTGTTCTGGTGTCGTAATTGTATAAATACCTTTATCAATGGTTTCGACTCTGTCTTCTGTCGCTGCTTTTGTTGCCAGAATCGCACCGCCACTCTGGTCAAGAATTGGCTCATAGTTTTCATCCAGCAATTCATCTGTTGCAGCCGGACTTGCTACGGAGGTCTGCATTTTAAGATACGCATGAACTTTTGCCATGTAGAAATTATAGTTTTTCCACTGATCGGAAGTGTTGTCCAACTCCAATGTCATGGATTTACAAACAACGCAGCCAATCGGAAAGCTGCTACTTTCTGCACAATCAGAAAAAGTACAATTTTCGCCCATGATTTCATTTTTGACTGTTTTTACAGTTCCGTCAGGAAAGGTGATTTCCACTTCCTGCCAGACTCTTTCTCCGTCCTGTAGTTTTTGCTTAAATGTATCAGATACATTAATCAAGTGGATTCACCCCCTGCATGTTAAAAGATATTTTTGATACAAATTTTAAGTCTGGCGAAATTTCTCCAATAGTTAGGCTTGCTTTTCCGACATAAAACGGGTCAGTTCTCCATGCCATGTGGTAAAGCGACCAATGGTACAAATTGAAAGTTTTTCCTTTTGCGATAATTTTGAGAATTTTGTTTGCTTCTATAACTGGAACGTTTGATGCTTCATAGCTATACTGTTCGACTGTAAACAATGGAGTTAACAACGCTTTTCCGAACTGCGTACGGTTACTACCTTCTGAATAAGTTGTTTCGAGGTTATATCCCATATCTTTATCTGGCTGATAGATGGAAGCCCCATTCATCTTGTATCGTTCTGTTATGCCTTTTGGAATAGTTGCCACGCTTCCACCTCCTATGCCAGTTCAAACGGGTTTCTACCGCTTGTATCACGTCTTAACTTTGCTTCTTCGATAATTTCATCAAATACTGTTCTTCGGTTAATCTGAGCGGTAAAACGATAATTTCCGTTACTCTGCTGTCCACCAGTTTCCTCACGAACAATTTTTCTGAGCAGTGCTTCTGGTGTTTCAATGTTATTACCCTGCTTCTGATCTCCAAGGACAGCCAGAAATTCACTTCTTGGTGGAATAACTGCACCTTTTGCCAGATATGGAATAGTCGGTACTCTTGGAAAGCTTGCGCTAAATCCGATCGTCTTAGAGCCGAATGGTGTAGGCACTTCCCACGGACCAAATGACATTGCAGATTCAATTCCACTGATCGCGCCGTTCACCGTACCGATTGCGCCATTTACGATACCGATAACTTTATTGAATATCTCTTTAACTTTGTTTTTAATACCCTCGAACGTATCAACAACCTTGTCTCTTGCACTTTTGAATTTATCAACGATTCCATCAACTATCCTCTTTACAACTTCTTTTATAGTGGACCATATAGCGCTCCACTTTTCTTTTGCGCTTGATTTGATACCATTCCAAATAGAAACAATCTTTTCTGCCAAATCACTTAGTTTGGATTTTATTCCATCGGCGAAAGCTATGGTTTTGTCTTTAATCCAACTCCATACCGCACCTGCAACTTCTTTTATCTTGTCCCAGTTTTTGTACAGTAATACGCCAATTGCAATGCAAGCCGTTATTGCTGCTATAAAAATTCCGCCCGGTCCGATAGCCGTTGCAATAGCTTTAATTCCTCCCATAATGCCACTAGAACCAGTCATAAGTGCAATAAGGCCTTTTATAAAACTCGCTACTGTCGTTATACTTCCTGCTATTCTTGATGCTAGCCCTGCAATTTTCGCCGCCGCGAACGCTCCGATTAGAGCTGCACCGAATGCTTCCACTACTGATTGATGGTCCGCAAAGAATCCAGCCAAATCCGATACCAGATTGATCACTGTCGGAAGTCCTACTTCAATCACCCATTCAAGCATCGGAAGAACAATATTTTTGTAAATCCATTCAAGAACATTTCCAATGGATTCCAGAATTGGTGCAAATGTACTGGTCAGATTACTAATAGATTCCAACAGCGGATAGAAGTCCAAATTTGCAGCCCATGTTGCTGTATCCTCTGCGATTTTTTCAACAAACTGCATAACCACCACAAGGGCATCTGCAATGTTCTGTATAATCTGCGTTCCGACATTGTTCTTATTCCAAGCATCAGCGAAACCAGATGCAATATTACCGATAGTTTTAAGCACATTCTGAGCAATCCTCAGCATGGTCGTAAGCATCGTTGTGCCCGTGCCGTTTGTCCAGACCTCTACAAGGCTTTTACCTACACTTACAGCGAGCTTTTTGAGTCCATCAAGTGCGGTTTTTGCCGCATTAATAGTATTCTTGCCCTCTTTTTTCCATGCGTCCTGGAATGGCTTCCAGAGCTTTTTAAGAAGGTCGGCTAGTTTCTTAGCAGAATCACTGATTTTGTCCAGTGCGTTTTCGCCCTCTGCCAAGCTACCATAATCCACACTACCAACCGAACTTGGAATACCACTGTTACCTGCTCCGCCGCTTCCACCAGATGAAGATGGCGTAGATGATGAATTGCTGCCAGTAGATGTGGCTTTGTGAACTTCATCAAGTGACGAAAGATAGTTTTTTGTTACTTTATTCGCTTTTTTTGTTGCTTTTGCATTGTCGTTCGTGGCATCTGCCAGTTTTTCTGCATTATCTGCCGCCTGTCCATACTGGTCCGCTGTATCTGCGATCGCGTCTGTTCCGGCAAGACCCGCTCCACTTCCGCTCGTTTGACCGGAAGATTTCTTGCCAGTAATAAGCTCCGTGAATGACTTAAATGCGTTTGCCAGAGTCGCCAGTTTGCCGAGAAGAATATTGATTACTTTCAGAACAGGTGTAAAAATATTAATCAGCCCTTGTCCGACTGTTGCCTTGAGGGACTGCAACTGCAACTGCATCACTCGCACCTGGTTCGCCCAGCTGTCAGAAGTACGAATGAAGTCACCAGATGCGGCTGATAACTGTTCCTGCACAAAAGCAAAGCGGAGAGCAACTTTCTCCTGTTCAGTCATTGCAGATGTGGTCTTGCCGTAGCCATTTGCAAGTGCATATTGGTCAAGTGCCGACTGGGTCATTACCACGCCCAAATCTTTTAATGTTTCCGTTTCACCCGTAAACACTGATTTCAGTTTGATATAAGCCAAGTCCTGACTGATGTTGTAGAATGATGCCACATCACCAGTCAGCTGTGTCAGGGCCGTTGACATGTCGTAAGCCTGTGATTCTGAAAATCCGAACGACTTAGACATTGCTCCGAACGTGCCGACATACCTTTTTGCCATAGTTTCAGATAATCCGGCAGAAGTCATGGCGTTCTTTGCGAATTCATTTACTTTGTCAGACATGGTTGTAAATGTAACATCGACCACGTTCTGTACTTCCGCAAGGTCAGAGCCGAGTTCCACGCACTCTTTGCCGAACTGTACTAACTTACCAACTGCAAAAGCCCCACCAATCAGCAGACCGATTTTTTTTACAGCACTTCCAAGGCCGTTAAATGACTGTTTTATAGCTGAGACACCATTCTGGACACCGGTTGTATCCATTCTGGTATCAATAATGACTGAGCCATCAGCAGCCATGTGTCCACCTCCTAACTATTTGAGGTTTAACATCTCATTCAGCGCATCCTTGTACGCTTGCTCCTCTTCGCTGAGACGTGTTTTTATATCAATAATGTTCTTATTTTCCTGATAGAATTTCTTTTCCCATTTATCGAGCTTTTCGCCCTTTGCCTTTTTTGAACGAATTCCAACTACGGTATTAAACAGGCATTCGCCAGACTCCATGAAATATCCGAAGAACGTCCACCAGTGCATATAAGGTACTGATCTGATTTCTTTACCAGCAACCTTGTTTACAGCCGGAACAATCATGTCTCCGTCTTGCTCCCAGTCCATCAAACGGGTCTTTGGGCGGTTTGGATTATCGTCAGACTGCCCGCAGTCGATGAACTCATAAGCTTTTTGAAGAGCTTCGCTTAAATTTTCTTCTGGTATCTCCCACCATTTTTCGTACATTATCTGAACAGCAATTATTGCTTTCGCTTCATTGCTAAAATCCGGATTTCCAAGAGCGATTAATATGCCTATTATTTTTCGAAAATCCGTTCTGATAGAAAAATCCACCCCACTTATGTTCAGTGAGGTGGGTAGCTCATAGGCGGTCATTTTGTATATTTCTCCACGTACTTATTGACTGCCGTCTGCATTTTCTTTTTTCTCTTTTCGATTTCCGGTGCGATTGCTTCTGCGATCTTGTCAAGTACGATGTAGGCGAATACCTGACCATTGCCGAATACAGTAGTCGCTGTTATCGGCTCCTTGAACAGGTCTTTTGATGCTTCATATCCGAGCAGATAGTTGATTTTGTCTTCGATCTGTTTGTTCAGTTCTGCCACTTCCTTACCAGATGTGACTTTTTGAATAGAATTTTTAAGCTGGTCAAAGTACTCTCCCAGTTCCTCTGCACGTGCTGCTACATTGATATCAGTCGGGTTAAGCTTGAAAGAAGAAAAAACTTCGTCTTCGTTGTTGGTAAACGTGAATGTAAAAATTCCATCATCAATTTTGGTATTAATTACTTTTGCCATTTAGCATATCCTCCTTGTGTATGTGCTTATTCACTGTCAGCTGTGAATGTACCGGAACTGATATCAAATTTTCCTTTTACACGTTCGCCAACATAGTTGACAGTAAATGGAATCTGATAGCCGGATGTATCACCGCCGTAGGAGGTCGGTACAACGTAGCAGTCTTGCTGATATGCTTCATACTTGCCTGCTGTGGCTTCTGTCCAAAGATGAACCTCAACTGCTTTTGTTTTGAGGTTGTCGTCTTTGAGACGTCCATCTACGATCTTCTGCAATGCTGTGAACAGATCGGAAGTAGTGTCTGCATAGAACGGATCAGCGTCAGAAGAAACTTCGTAGCCGTTATGTTTGAATGTGGATTCTCCAAGAATGTTTTTAGATGTTTCAGTATCTGGATTGAGTTCTACATTGTACTCTTCCAGATCTTTTCCAAGGCGCTCATATTTCGGTGTCAGCCCTCCACAAAGAGAACCGGCATCAATGTAATGGGCCATATATTTACGGTCAATCTTGCCTGTAACTGCCATAGAAATGTCCTTTCTGCCTATAACTTTTAAAAGGCTGTGTAGGTTAGCGACTATCTCTAATTGATAGCCGGTTGTTACTTGTTATATTACTTTTATATTACTTCATAAGTATTTTCATAGCGTACCGACAATGGCAATAGCCAATCCTGTGCGCCACTCTCCTGCGGCTCTAAACCATAGGAGTTATCACGTGTGATACGTTTTATTACTCTTCCTTGTGAAAGCTCTGGAAAAGCAGATAAGC